GAGAAATATGAAAATGAGAGAGAGACTTGTAATCAAGATGTAGAGAATAAAGAAGAGAAATATGAAAATGAGATAGAAGATAATAAATATACCCATACAGAAGATAAGACAAGTGATATACTGTTAGATATTTCTATATACAAAGAGAATATAAAGAGACATAATAAAAAATTGGATATGATAGTGAAATTAGGTTATGAGTTATACAATTTGTGTACAAGTTGATATAATATTTTTTTATAAAAAAATGTAATTTATATTAATAAATGGATGTATTAGATGATGCTAATAGTTATAAAAAACTATATAACAATTTAGATAAATTTTTTAATGATCAGAATGATCAGAATGATCAGAATGATCAGAATAAGCAGAATAAGCAGAATAAGCAGAATGATAAATTGAATAATGTTTCTAGTAATTTAGAGGATTATAAAGCTTTGACTAATAATAGAATGGAAAAGTTGTACAAATTAGTTGAAATAAATACACAAAATGATAAAAATGATAAGGATATACTTGATAAAATCAAGGTTGAGTTGGATGACTACAAGTCATTGAATGATGGTAGAGTGGATAAATTGGCAAAATTATTCTTATTATTAAATAAGAAATCATAAAAATGAATTTAACGCTCAATAATTTTTATTAATAAAAATTGATAAAAATGTCTAAATATATTAATTATTCGAACTTCTTAAAAGATTTCTTTGATATATCTACTACTCTGGAAGAATTTCTTAAAGATAAGAAAATAACTTTTTTATGCAAGAAAAATGGACATATTAATTCATTATCTATTGCTAGTTTTGGAAATAAGAAATGTAAAGTAAAATCTAAAGACTTTTGCCAAGTATGGATAAATGAACTAAAACCTACTTTAAATAAAAATACTAATTTATGTATTACGGAAAAAGAACGAGATAGAATTAAATATGTTAAAAATAGAGAAAAGATATTAGAAAGTGTAAGTAAAAGACGTGTACTAAAAAGAGATGAAATTAATTCACAAAAACTTGAACATTATCACTTAAATAAGGAACGAATATTAAATGCAGATAAAGAAAAAAGAAAGATATTACGAGAAACAGTTTTTGAAATATATAAAGACTCTCCTAATTTTACAGAAGATAGTTTAAATAAATATAAAATTATAGAACTTAAGAGTATTGCAAAGAAATTTGACTTAAAAGTTTCGCCAAAAGTTAAAGATGCGTTGATTAATAAGATATTAGATAAACAGAAGAAAATGTTTGCAGGAACTCCGTTCAAGTAAATTATATATTGTATAAATGCAATATATAAATATTTTTGTTGTTTTTTGTAAAGTGATTTGTGGTCGGTTTTTGTTTCTATAAAACTGGAAATCCAAGTGCCAGTGATACCTATATTTTCACATAGGAGTAGACTATATCTTAAGGATCTATTAGATCCCAACTACCGTTTAGTCGTTGAACCTTTTCCATACCTTTTAGGGTGATGGACTTGGCTGCTGATTGCCCAATCTTTCGGATTATTACGATGACAACGCCATTACGCGAAGTTCTCACTTTTCGTTTCCAAAAAGGAGTCGTACCGAAAGCTCTAAGGGGTTTCCAGCAATTTGATAATTTTGCCAACTTTTTTTGAGTAAAGTCGACTAGCGAGTTATATACACAGAATATTCTGTGGTAATATCTTACACCGTTTTACTATACACGAGATATTACATCGTGAATAGCGGCTCACTGTTGGAGGCACATTTTTGGGTTTACCTCCGGAAATTCTGATAATATTATTATTAACAGCAGTAGTGATGAAGCAGTATCTGGCTCCGTAACCAGGAGTGACTGATCCTTGTAGAGGAGCAACTGGTAGTATAAATCCAGTGAATAATCCACCAGTAGCAGCAGCTTGATTTTGTTGTGAACTGACAGCATCATTTGATCCTTGTGGAACAATTGAAACGTTGGTTAACTTTCCGTAGTTGGTTGAACCCATTGGATCAATAGCAAAGAAGTCTAGAGAGTATGAGTAGAGATGGTAACCAGTTTCTAGAGGAATGACTGGGGCGTGGTACCAAGGATTTACTAGCGAGAAGTAGTCAGAACCCATTTGGTATAGACGTTGAGTATTCTCGTAGATTAGAGAAGTACTAGCAACTGGGTCGACACCTGCATTAAAGTCGACAACACCAAACATAGGATTATCAACAGCAACACAGTCGATTGGGCCTAGAGGTAGTTGTTGACTAGTAGTGTAGTTAGACCAGGAAGCTGGATTGGTGATGTTACGAGCACCCCAGAATAGAGACTTGATGGCGTGTGAAAAACGTATATCAATTGGAGCGGAGGTAGTTGGGTTGTAATTCTGGACTGGTGCAGTCTGGACCTGCTCAATTAGTATATCACGTGGGGCGCAAGCCATTTTCTTACGTTCATCGTTTGAAACAATTGCATAGTTGGCCCAAACATTGACTGGACCCAAAACAGCATCAGCATTAGTCTCCAAATCTGATTGCTGAGCTGGGCGTGAAGTCCAATAACCGCAATCAGCAATAGCGTCGCAAGATGCATTTGGAAGGGTTCGGTACTCATCGACGATTAATAGATCCCAAATATTACGGAAGGCAAAGTTAATTCTCATTTCATTGTATGGAAGAGCAGCAGTTGGTAGAGCCAAACCTGAATCGCGTGAAAAGAAGAATGGTAAAGGCAAGTTCAAAGTTGCAGCTGGAAGCTGTTGCTTTCCAGAAGGGTTTACATTGATTAAACCAGAAACGTTGTTAACATCATTCTTATCAGAACCTAAGCATTGGGCAGTTGATGGAAAAGCAAGAGCAACTGGATTGGTTAGAGCATCAACGTTACCAATCATATTGTTATAACCGTTTCTCTTACCTGCTGGAACAGTGAAAGCACTCCAGAAATCGAGATGGTAGTTATCAAAACGAGCAGCAACCAAATCGTTAAAGGTGATGGCACACTCAGAAATGAGATTATGCATCAAGTTACGGGTCCAACGTAGAACGTGAGCATTTGGTTGAGCACCTGATATAGACTTACTACTGCAAGTTGGTAGACCAGTATAAGTACAGTTAGCAGTAGCCGCAGTAACAGAGTTTAGAGTTAGACGTAGCCAGGTATATAGGAGATAATCACCTGCACGAGAAATTGACACTGACCATTGTTGACCAAACTGAGGTTGACCAGAACGAGCGCTTAAACAGACTGGAACTTGGGTAAACCAGGTAGCCTTGCGAATTTCTCTAACGAAATATGCAACAGCATCTGGACCACCGTATAAGTATTTCTCTTGCTCGTCGTAAGTGGCAAGATCGATAAAACCGGAAGTTAAGTTAGATGTACATATAGCCATTTTTATTATAGACGAGATTTTTTTTTTAAATTGAAATATTTTTTTTTCTTTTTCTCTGAATTCGAAAAAAAAACAAATAAAAGTTAAAGAGATATGAAGATTTTAAATTATGGATATAGATATATATAGTATTGATAAAAAAATAAGAGATATATGGGATAAAAATAGAGAACAGATTGATATAATTGACAAAGAGATTAGCGACCTTGACGACATTAAAAAAAACAGCGAAGAAAATAAAGAGAATTTTATATCTCTTCACGTGTTAAGAGATATAGAAGAAAAAATAAGAAAACTTGAACAGCAAAAAAGTATTATAGAAAATATAAATAATATACAACATTTTTACACTATGGATTTTTCAGAACTTGTAGAACAAAACAAAAGCTCTATACCAAATAAAATATCTTTTATGGGAAAGTCTAAAAAACAGAATAATGTTTTATCTAAAACATACCTAGAAATATTAAAAAAATATGATCTCGAGTATAAAGAGATAGAATCGTTAATTACAAAAATCAAAAAAATAGATAAGAAAGATTGTTCAAATTGCGGATCATCATCATTTATTATAAAATCAGATCAAAATATAGAAATATGCGAAGATTGTGGAAAACAGGAAGAAAAATCTTACAAGTCTATGAGCTACAAAGATATTTCTAGAATAAATATGTCTAGTAAATATTCATATGAACGTAAGATACATTTTAAAGACTGTATTAATCAATTTCAAGGTAAACAAGGTTCTACAATTGATGATAAAGTTTTTTATGATCTTGAAGAACAATTTTATCTACACGGATTATTAGTTGGCGATAAGTCAATGCCAAAAAAGATTAGATTTCATAATATAACAAAAGAACATATACTCTTATTTCTCAAAGAAAATGGCCATTCAAAACATTACGAAGATGTTGTTCTAATATATCATAAAATGACAGGTAAAAAAGTTGACGATATATCTCATATTGAAAATTATCTTATGGAGGATTTTGATAAGATTTCAAATTTATATGATAAAAAATTTAAGTTTACCGGAAAAATAGACAGAAAAAGTTTCATTAATACTCAGTATATACTCTTTCAACTATTGAAAAGACATAAATATTCTTGTAAAAAAGAAGATTTCAATATGCTTAAAACATTGGATAGAAAAAGTTTTCATGATGATATTGTTAAAGATTTATTTGAAACACTTGGATTTAATTTTACCCCTATATTTTAATTTTTTATATTTTTATAAAAAATTTTATACCCCAGTGCTTCCAAAACCGCCATTTCCTCTTTCTGTAGTAGTACTATAAAATACTTCCTCAACTTCAACTTTTTCATATTTCTTTACTACAAGCTGTGCAATACGATCTCCCCTTGAAAAATAGAAATGTTCGTTAGATAAATTAAAAAGAAGTACACCAAGATTTCCTCTATAATCAGAATCAATTACCCCGGCACCAATATGTATTCCATTCTTTAAAGACAGACCACTCCTTGGAAGTATATGACCAAAGGTTGTATCCTCCATTTCAATTGATATATCAAGCTTAACAAGAAGTCTATCACCTGGTGCAATAGTTCCGTCTATTGGAGAAAATAGATCTAGACCTGCTGACTGATTTGTACCTCGTACAGGAAGAAAGGATTGGTCTGATAATCTTAGAACTCTCATATTTTATATATGAAAATCTTCTTTATATATTAAAATATTCTTTTGTTCTTTATATATTTTTAAAGACTTGAATAATAAAAAAAAGAAAATGGAAGAGAACAAGAAAAATATCGAAACTCTAACTAACCACTTTAAAGAAAAAATGATAACAGAGTTTTCCAAATTTTTGGATGTATATAATAAGATAACAAACTCATCATATATTTTAGATATGAGAGGAGAATATAATATCTTTATAAGATTTTTAGGAAACTATATTTATAAACATTTAAACTTAAAACAATGGGATGATACGAAAATTATCTTTTCAGAAGAAGTTGTTATTGATTTGTCAGTATTTAAGAATACTGAATATTACGAAGCTGTTAATAATTTTCTTTTGTCTTTAAAGAATTCATTTTTTAGTTCGTTAGATGATGATATTTATCAATATCTTGAGACAACATCAGATTATACAAAAGAGGAAAAAATAGTATGTAAAGAATTTTATGATAAAGTATCCACCTTAAATAATTCTATGAAACATTCTACTTTTAATTCTTTGGATACTGACATTTTATCGCAAAATAGTATTTCAGAATACGCCACTCAACTTAAAGAATATAATAATTATATATTTTATGTATCAGCAAAGAGAGAACTTTATAACTTAATATCACATTTCGATAAAAAGATAAGAGAGCTTTCAAAGAACAAAAAATATACAGAAATTTTATTTAGTGTTTAAAGACTTTTAATTATGTAAAATAATTAAAATATGGATAATCAACTAAAAACGGTATCTGAAGTCTCTCCTCCTAGTACAAATATTTCTAGTACTCATAATGTCCAAAATACCCAGAATACCCAAAATACTCAAAATACCCATACCCCTTCTAAAGAATATAAGATAAGTAATATACTTAGTATAATAGATATAAAAACAGGACTAATAATATTATTAATTATTATTTTTGCAATAGTATCTTATTATTTGTATAAGAGACTAAAAGATACTGAAAAGAAAATTGATAGTATAGAATCAAACATAGATAAAAAGGTATCTACAATAGATACCTCTATTCAAAATCAGCAACAATTTATAAATCAAAAAATTAACTTTTTAGAAGCTTTAACCGCACAACAAAAATTAATAATTAATCAAAAGATGGACGAGTTTACATCTGTAGTTCAGACTAATATTTCTTCTTTAAGAAGACAACAGAATGAATTTCTTGAAAAAGTAAATTCTGTACCAAAAATCATACCTCAACCTCAGTATGTATCCGTAAGTCAATCTCCGTCTCCATATCAATCATCAGATTCTTCTCCTAAATCTCCTCCCCCTTCTCCTAATAAAAACAATATAGAAATCAACAATATGAATACTATGAATATTCCTAGTATGTCCAACATTCCTATATTAGAAATATTAATGCCAATGCAGATGTCTCAGATGTCTCAGAAATCCAATAAATCTACTATGGTTATAGAGGAAGATAACGACGATGACTTGGATAAGTTATTAGAAAGCGAGTATAAAGAGTTAAGCAACAATTAAATAAATAAAAGAAGAAAGATGAATAATTTATCTTATTATGAATTAAATAATATAAATAAGTTTGAGAAATGGTATGAATGTTATCATAATCATTTAAAGAATATGTATAAAATTTTTAATAAAAATTTAAAAACTAATCTTAAATATAAAAATAGTATTGATACTATCAATAACTCGTCTAATTTTAGACAATTTTGTGAATTAATTTACAATAACAGTTCAAAAATATTGCTATGACAGAAGAAAATACCGATATATCAGAAGAAGAATTTTTATATGATGAAGAACACATAAAAGACAATTCTTCAAATATATACGATTGTGTATATAATACAGTGAATGACTTAAGAGAATATATAGAAGGAAATCGTCTATATCTTTTAGATAAGTTAAATTACGTAGATTTTTTTGACTACATTGAAGAAGTAGTTAAAAAAACTTAATATTTTTTGAGGAAATCAAAAAATATCTATAATCTCAAAAAAATATTTATACTCTTAGAATTGTCTGCATTATACATTCATTTAATGCCTTAGAGATATCAGAAAATCTCTGATACTGCTTTCTTTCTTTAAATAACTCTTCATCGTCAGCTAATGATTCAACATCAGACTCTTCCTCTTCTTCAATATCAGACTCTTCTTCTACCTCTTCGTATTCTGATGGCATTTCTTCTTCTACCTGAGCCTGTCTTGGAGATACAACAGGAGATACAACAGGAGATACAACAGGAGATACTTTTCTTGATAACTTATTTTTTAATCTTTGAATAAGTTCATCACTTCCGACAAAAATATTATCATTGATTACTGTTCTATTCATAGACTTATCAAATGAAGAACCTTTATCATTTAAACATACTTTATTATCTACGTGACAGGCTTGACCTACTCCGCAAAATTTTCCTTCATCTGGATCACATCTATCAGCTTCTAGTAATTCTAATAATTCTTCGTCTTCAAGTGGCAAATCTTTTATTATACCTTTTTGTCTAAGTTTATTTTTTAATCTTTCTGTAATTTTACTTTCTTTTGGCAATACTTTAGGAGAAGACGCTTTCTTTTGGGAAGCTTTAGGAGAAGGAGCTTTCTTTGGAGAGGATTTTGGGGAAACTTTAGGAGAAGACGCTTTCTTCTTTCTATTTTCCTTTAATTGTCTTCCATATATACCAATAAATTTCTTAATAAGATCTGTATTATTTTTTAATTGTTCGTCGTTAAACTTATTTTTTAAATTTTTCTTTAGAAGAGTCACTTTTAATTCACTGATTTTTCCTTCAAAATTTAATATAAAATCTTGTACAGAATTTTCCAAATCATCTTCAATATTTTCTTCATCTTCGCTCTCTTCCTCTTCCTCTTCGCTCTCTTCCTCTTCCTCTTCGCTCTCTTCCTCTTTTTGCATTTCTTTCTTTTGCTTGATATAGACCTTTGCGAAAGATTTAATTTCAGATTTATTTTCTTCAAAATCGTCTTCTGATAATTCATATTTAGAAAGGAGTTTTTTAAGATCTCCAGTTTTATTTATTTCTTTGATATCTCTATCATAAGATAGAATGGCCGATTTTACTAGATTTTCTAAATCTAGTTTAGGTTTAGCTTTTTGCGATTCTTTCTTTTGTTTGATATATACCTTGGAAAGTGTTTTAATTTCAGATTTATTTTCTTTAAAATCGTCTTCTGATAATCCATATTTCGAAAGAAGTTTTTTAAGATCTCCAGTTGTATTTATTTCCCTGATATCGCCATCATATGAAAGAATAGCCGATTTTACTAGATTTTCTATATTTAGTGATTTCTTTGGTGATTTCTTTTCGGAAGATGAAGAAGAGTCTTTAACAACTTTCTTTTTCTTTGGTTTCTTTTCGATATTTATTTCTAGATCTTGAGATTTATCACATCCAACTTCTCCTTGAAACTCGTCTGGAATTTTTACATAAGAACTTGATGGGCATTTAAGTTTTCCTTTTTGACAAGATAACAATGTATCAATGAGTTGATCTTTGGACATTTTGGTTGGAACACAGTTTATTTTATTATCTCTAACAATTTGACGAAGCTCATCTCTTGTATAATCATTTAATTGTTGTCTGGTATACATTTTTTATTAATTATATTAAAAATATATTTTTAATATAATATTTCATTTTTATCTTTAATATTTCACTTTAATTATAAAGAAATAAAAAGGTTGTTTTTGTAAGTTTTATCTTTTCTTTGATTTGATAGATAAGTAGTACTATTTATCTCTTTCTTAAAGTTATTATGAGTATGTCCGAAAATCCAATATTTTGGAGGGGAATTCAGAAGTATATTTTTATTAATATAATAATCTCTATATTGATCTTTTTTAGAGTAATCAAATTTTAAATCTAACTGTAAAGGAGGATAATGAGTAATAATAATATGATTTTTATGGTTTACAGATGATATTTTTTCAAGGTAATTTACACTTTCTTTATTCATTTTACATATTTCTTCTTTTGATATGTCAATATTGAACCAAGAAGGCGGATCTATATGAGGCTGGCACCATAAACAACTTCCTGTAAACAAAATATCTTCTACAAGGACAGAGCGATTGTCAAGATAGATAAAATTTTTATAATCATTATTTTCTAAGAAATTTTTCATAATTTCAGTCATTTCTTCAATATTCATTGATTTTTTGTTGTAGAACTCGTGATTTCCCGGGATATAAATGATATAATGAAAATTACTATTAAGATATTTGAAAAATTTTTCATATTTTTTTAAATCCTCTATACGACAAATGTCTCCTGCCAAAATTAAAATATCACCTTCAGGATAAATGAGTTTTTTATAATCAAATAAAGTATAAGAATTAAAACCCTTCAATTGATCGAGGTGTAAATCACTAGATATTTGTATTTTCATATTCTTTTTTTATAAGTTTATAACTTTATAACTCTTATAAAATCATTTTTATTTAACTATCCAGATTAAGATTTGGTCCTCTCATTCTTCTCGCAGGCTGTTCGTTATTATTGTTATTGTTATTATTATTATTTCCAGAATTTGCAACATTTCCTAGACCCTCCATTAATCCGAAAAAGCTTCCTCCTACCTTTTTCATAACCATCTTTGTAATAATAAACAGTGCAGTGTTAATAACTATAGTGAACAAAAGTCTCATTTCAACAGACCATTTACTTCCTTCTGGAACATAAGTTTTTTCACCTAATTCAATAAGAAGATGTTCATACTTGTTCATACTAAGTATTTGTTGTTTTGTAAAATCTTGCATATCAAATTTGAGCCAATATCCTAAAACAAATTCTACTATATAAAACGCTGTAACGAGATAGGTCTTATAATTTTCAATGTTACTATCTACATTTAATTGTCTTACAGCCATATCATATGAATTTAACATTGTTTTATAATCACTATGCATAGTAAATTCTGGGACAGTTGAAATAGTTGGATTATTTTTATAGGACCTTTTTAGTAGTTGAAACTTAAATAATAACTCTCTTTTCAAATCATCTTCATCATTCTTCTCATCTGTTAATTCTTCCATAACTTTTTTAGGAACGTAATTTCCTCCTGCTATATCTGATAGTTTTGGTGGCATAGAAGATTCGTTATCATTTTGTCTTTCATTTTGTCTTTCATTTTTTCTATCCCTATCTCTGTTATCATTATAACGTTCACTATAACGTTCATTCTTTTCATTCTTATCATTCTTATCGTTATTATGACGATAGTTTTCTTTGATATCTCTTTTATCGTTATTATGACGATAATTTTCTTTGATATCTCTTTTGTCTATCAATAATTCTTTCATTCTCAATGAAAGATCATCGTCGTCATTTTTTGATCTTGATACGGTAGATGAACTAGATCTTTTAGATGATTTGGAAGAAGATGAAGAAGATGAAGAGGATGATTTTGATGATATCGAGGAAGGAGAAGATTTAGAAGAAGGTGACGGGGACGGTGATGGAGATGGGGAATTTGTGGGAGATTGTTCATTAGATCTTACTGGGGGGGAATTATAATAATTATTTT